TCCCCGCCCGAAGGATACGAACTGTCGAAAGCAACCGTCATCGTCCTTACCTTCTTGTTCCCCCAGGTGGCATATCCCTTTTGGGATACCGTAAATGCAAACACCTGGCCTGTAAGGAAAAAGAAGGTAATCAAGAGGGTTGCTAGGGAGCAAAAGAGATTTTTTTTCATTGTGTTATCTCCCCCTTTTATCTGAAGGTGGGGCCTCCCACCATGGAAAGCCCCAGGAAATATGTTAATCAAGCGTCAGCCAAATGGATCTGAAGTAACCGTTAACCCCGGCGGAGCCATGAATAATCCCGATCTGACAGGCTTCAGTTGCATCACTGTCAGCGGTGTTGACATACCCGGCGGTATCCTGCGACTGCTCCACGGCATAACCTGCGCCAGTGGTCTCATAGCAGAAAACCCCACCAAGTCCGCCCGTCTGAGCCCAATAGTAATAGGCTGCCGTGACTGCACAAGGAGCAATCCCGACCGGACACCCGACTGTCGTGGTCTCCACAACATCATTGAACGGAGAGTGAACCAGCGAGAACTTACTGGTAGTATCGAGAGCCACCTTGATAGAATCGTAATCCTCAAGACTTACGATGATACTGGTATCCGTGGCACTGATCGCGCTGTTCCCGTCGATGTCGTAGGCATGACCCTTGCCGGTGCCATAAGTGATAGTAAGCTGCCCGCCACGCAGTTCGTTTTCGAGGATCGCTGTCCCGGCCGTAACCGTCAAGGACAGTACTTTCGTGCCGGCTGATATCGCGGCAGTTATTGCTTCGTCAGCATGAACCGCTGCGATTGCGGCGGCTATCCCCAAGTAACCAGCGTTCAAGGCGGTTGCCCCTGCCCTGGAATAGCGGTATTTCTTCCCGCCTGCCTCTTCCCTGTAATACCCAAGCGGATACCGGGCCGTGCTCGTAATTTCCCGAATCCCCTGGAGCCATGAATTAACTGTAGGTCTCATATCTTTCTATCTCCTTTCGGTCTTAGGCTGTAAGGCCGGTGTGAAGTTTATGGACGCGCCTGTTGGTCACTACCTGGTTTCCATCGAGGTAAATCTTTATGGATTTGTCCCCGGCAGAGTTGGGCACCTTCTCCCATTTCTCTCTCTCGAAAAACCCGTCCTGATGGATCGCGAACCCATGGCACTTCGAGGTAATGGCAAGGCCCCATCCATCCGGGCAATAATCGTCGTACCAAACAGTAACGCGGTCCACCTTGATCCCCGTGAAACCCGCCTTAGCCATTTCATCGTCGTTCTTATACTGTTTCTGGATTTCGAGCTGAGAGACCAGCGAATCGAAAAGCTCTCGCGTGGTAACGTACAGGTCGGCCTCTTTATTGGGGCCCTCTCCCTGATGCGTATCTCTGACCTGTGTTCTTATGACGGTCGTGGAAATCTGTTCGGCATCGGTCTTTCTCTTGCCTTCCCACGGTTTCGTGCCGTCGCTTGACACCAGATCATCCTCGGAAAACCCACCAAAAGCCCGGCTGGATGTCTCATCGCAACAGGCCCCAAACCCGGTGAACCTATTTGCCGAAGTACCGTATTCATCGAAGATGCTTTCTGCGGCCACCTTCGTGCATTTCTGCTGGGCCTTCTTAATTTGCTGCGTCATGAGGTTAATCTGTCCGTATTTCCCTCCGGCCGCCTGAAGGTCAACCCTGAGAACGGTTCCATTGCCGTAAGCATGTTTCGGAGCAAACCTTGCGCCCTGAATGGTTTCCTTGTGGTCGCTGGAAATAGTTCCACCTCTGGCATAAAACCCACCCTCGGCCTCGTCGTAATCAAGCAAAACCCTGTAATACTCACCGCCCTCGACAAGCTCAAAGTACCCCTTGCGCTGCTTCAGGCACCGGTTAAGTAACCATGATGTGTTGTAAAAAATATCGAATGCCCCACCATCATCCAAGATGAAGTAATCATTGGTGATAGCTTCCATTTCACTCGCATAAATAAGACCCATTTCTTAGTCCTCCCTTTCCTATTGGCCTGAACGGGCCGATTCCCTGGCTTCATGGCGGCGGAGTAATGCTCGCGCCATTCCGCCAAATGTCTTACTGTTTTTAAGATCAGCCGAAGCATCTTCTTTGGTTCGGGTTGCATGAGCGGCTGGCCCAGTGCCGAGAACCCTGGCTCCTGCCCTGACCGCGAAAGAGTTCTTGGCCTCTTCCTTGGCCTTTTTGACTGCTTCATTCAACTCTGCTTTATGCTTGGCCGACAATTCCTTGGTCGCTTTTTCAATAATCTTCGGCAGCGTCAGTTCGTAGAAAGCCGAAATATGATTATGGATAGGATTCTCGTTGATAAGGCCCTGGATTGCGCCTGACCTGTAGAGATCCACAAATTCTGAGTTTTTACCCATGAAGTCCCGGAGGGCCGAAGACCTTTTTTCCGTATGGCTCTTTGCATCAAACTCTCCCTTGAGGGATTCCTTGATCTCATGCACAAGCTGCCTGCCCATGTTGGCAAACAGCGCCCTCGGATCGGTGTCCTGCATTTCCCGGAACTCATCTTCAGACATGGACATGACATCCTTGAAGTCCGGCGTTTCCGCTGCCTCCCGTGCCGTGCCGCCCCCGGCTTTTGACAACACCCCTTGAAATGCCTCGATCATTCCCTTCATCTGGCTCATTTGCTCGGACATTTCCCTGTATTCAGGCGTTGCCTTGAAGTCGAAAGAGGGGGCAATCCCCTTTTCCTGGCCATTGTCTTTGGCTTCGGCCTCCTTTTCTTTCCCTCCCTCATCCCCACTATCATCGCCCACTGCCTTATTGGATTGCATGGCGTCATGGATAAGCATGGTGGGAAAGGTGTCGCGGTTGCTGTCCATCATGGAAGCAGGGTCAAAAGACGGAGAAGCGTTCTCTCCTGCGCCTGCCTCGGCTCCGGCGTGTTCGGTGTTGTCAGTCATTGGTTCCATGGTTTTGAGTCTCCTGTTTTTTTAAGTATGAGGTGGGCGGTGTCCTCTTACGCCCTATCAGGCTTGCGGCCTGTTTGCGTCAAAATAAAAAGCCCGGAACAAGAGTCGTTAAACTCTCGCTCCGGGCTTCAAGTAACCCTGATCTGCCCAGGGGCTATCTGTAACCGAAGTTAATTGCCCTTTGTTATCACTCTAAGATTATGAACTTCCTCTGTTATGAGTTTCAGTTTCGCCGTCCCTATGCCGCCTTGGTTTACATCGGCCTCGAATGAAATCTTCCCTGTGATGCGCCGGTCCCTGGTCTCGATCAGCTTACGTTCCAGCTCTATGCAAATATTTTTAATGGAATTACTTTCCATAGTCAAGAAGTCTCTTTCTCTTTCGCGCGGGCAGCCCTTTTTCTTTGGTTGATGCGAAATCATGGAGTTGACCCTTTGTCATCCCAAGAACATCCCGGTTCCGTGAATACAACTGTTCGGGGTGATGCTCCGCAATCGCCATAAGTTTCCTCTGCTTCTCGCTCCCTGCTGGCATTATGTTGACCTCACCTCTATGGCCATCCTTTTCATGTGTCTTTCGCATAACTTATCGACACTTATTTCACGTGAAACAGGGTTGTGGTGATGCTCTCCAGGCTCCAGGGGTCGGATCTTCTCGGCCTTCATCCAGGCCTTCCAGTTAGACCTTGTAGGATTTCGCCGGAACTCTACGGCCTCCGGCTTGGCTGTTGAGCTTGTATCAACGATATCCACAACCGTCTTCAGCCAGGCGGAATCTTCGTTGGCACAGTAGGCCCCCGATGCTGAGATGATCCTGTGGGCCTCTTTCCCACAAATCCCACATGGTCGGGTAGTCTCGTTTGTCCCCGCTATCTCTTCCTTGATATGCCCATTCGGGCACAGGTAGTCATAAACCGGCATTAACGTCTCCGTTTTTGAAGTTCCTGCTCAAGAAGTATGTCGTTCAATTCCTGGTCCGCCCTGCGTGCGTTTGTCGTGAGCAATCCCCCTCTAGATTGCGGAGGTGGTTGGGGGGCAGCCTGGGCCGTGGTGTCGCCCCTCACCTTATTGATCAGGTCTTTCCCGAAGTTCAGGAGAGAACTCTTCGGCGCCGGAGGCGCTTGGTCTCCCACTGTGTAGCCTTCGGCCAACATCTCGGCTAAGGCGTCCTGCATGGCCTTGGACCCGTTCCGCATGGATTCATATTGCTGTGGGGTGATACTTGGCATTGTCTCTACTCCCTCGCTCCTAAATCGTTGTTTGACTGCATCCCTCTTTCCCGGTAAGCCCCTTGCTCCGGGGATTTGTTCCTACCGAAGGCCATTGTCTTTGACATTTTGAATTTCGCCTTGCTGTCTTCCATTTCCTTTACGAGCTTGGCCCTCTCGTTTTTCAGGGCCTCCTCATCCAGTTTTATCCCGGTCGCCTTGACCATCTGGATAATGCGCTCAGTGATGATCTTCTCCTTTGTCAGTGCGGCATTCGCCTGGGCGTTCTCAGCCTGTGCAAGTTTCATCTTGGCTTCGGCGGCCTCTATCTCAGTTGGGCCTTCCTTCTCATCGGGACCCATACCGGAGACCATCTGTTGAAAAGTGGGAACCTCGCCCGCTTCGACCGACTTTTGCAGTTTTTCAGGATCAGCCTGTTGGAGCTGTGAGAAAAGCCCAAGGATTTGCGGGGGAACGCCTATCTTTCCAAGGATCTGGAGGAACGTCCCGAATGGCCCCATCTTCTTGCGCTTCAGGACCGTCCTGTAGTCCGTCCATCCGAGTTTCTTCAGTAGTTCCTCATCGTCGATCGGGGAGTTTGGTAGCTTGTAGAGTGATATCGCCTCATCTCGCTCTTGGACTTTACTCACCGGCATGGTAGAGCCGGACACCACGGAGAGCTTAATGGGAAGGATCAGATCCGTGCCCTTAATTGATTTGACCTCATCTTTCCCGGTTTCCGGGTTGGTAAACGGGAAAGTCCTTTCACTGTCATACCAGTTCTGTATAAGCGAGAAGGCCATCCGCCCACGTTCCCTAATCATTTTACTGTAATTTCTAATTTTACCGCGCTGCATGGTGGCCGCATGTTCGAGCATGGCTGCAATAGCCTTGTACGCTATAACTTCTCTCCCTGTGGACTGCGCCCGTTCCAATTCAAAATCACCCGATACCAGCATAAACAGGTCTTTGTAAATGTCGTACATCGACCTGATCTCAAGTGGCATCGGAGGGGGATTCATATAGTCAACCGCCCTCGATTCCTGTGCGTTTTTAGGCTTAACGATTGTCGTTGACTTGTTGGTAAAACTTTCGTCCGGCACCCCGGAGGTACCGGGGTTCTTGATAACCAATTTCATGGCCCGGTTTTTGAAGGTGGTAAGCTGGCTGAGAGTCTTGTTGACCTCCATTTGCAGCCCCTCAAGTTGCTCGTTATCGCCCGGAGACCACAGGGTTGAGGTATCCGTGATGCTCTGCGTGACGGAAAAGGGGAACTTATCCCAGAGGTATGTCATCTTTGCCAATTCCTCAGGGAGATCCGGATTGATAGACGGATTATCCCTGTCGGACAAAACCAACTGCCCCATATTGCACGAAGTGACACACCTGATGTTTCCTTTGTAGGCGGGCTTATGCGTTATGGTGATTTCCTCTTTTTCTACTCCCTCCTCCTGTATGGCATTGACCTCTTCGACCTTCACCATGCTGTAATCTTTGACATAGCACTCAACGATCAGGCATTGATCGTCTTCGCCCGTCGTATCCGAGTTCTCGCCCCCGCCCATCTGGTAAATCGTATCCGAGACGGTCGTGAACCAGGTGCGCCCGCTTCCACCCCGACCGCCTGTGATCGTTCGCCGGTCATCCCCTATTTCCTTCATCACTTCCCGGTCGGGAAGGATCTCTCCGGCCTTGTCTTTCCATTTGCGCCGGGCCTCGCGGATCGACATGCGGTAGAAATGAAGGGCTGCCTCCGCTTTCTGTACCTCCATGCACTCGACCGGGTACAGGCCGAAATACAACAGATCAACCAAAACGGTCTCGACCTCGCCCAGTTCCTTTTCGAGTTCCGGATTGAAAACCGATTTCTCGATTGTCACGCCGTATGTCTCACCATTATCAACGCTGCTCTGGAAAATAGACTGCTGCTCGGTCTCGTTCCACCAGTGCTCAATTATGGGGATGACATTATCAAACTTGTCGGCCATTTCCTCGGATGTGTTCCCCACCCTCGTGATGTTGAACGTAGGATTATTGTCCGTGAGGGTGTTGACCACTCTCGTTCTGTGGGCGTGAAGGAGGTTAGCAGTTACCAGCCCAGGCTTGCCAGGGTCTTTCCAGTGCTTGTTGCGCCGGAGCTTGTAGTAATATGCGCACCTCTTGGCTACCCCCTGAGAGTCCTTGTCATCAAGGATTTTTGCCAGGATTTCAAATACCCTTCGCCCCACCTCGGGGTGATCCGGGGGCGGAAGAAGTTCGGTATCGTAGGACTTGGGTTCTTCCTCTGTGTCGCTGCTCTCATGGAGTATGTTATCCATTTATTTTACCAGTTTCATTCCTGTGGGAGTGAGGATTTTCCGTTCTTTGGCTTCAGTCATTGCCTTGACATTCTCCATGTAATTCCCGTTCGGATGCACCTTTGAACACAGAGGACAGATGAAAAACCATACCACTGAGTTAGGAATTGGAACCGTCACCCACTTGTTCTCGGGGGCAATGACCTGTCCGTTGTTGTTTACCTTGACAGGGATAAACCCGCAATCACATGAATACGGCGGGATGATGTTGATCTCTACCCTCATTCGGCCTCCTTATCCTTCCAGTGCCTTGTCAATGCGGTCCTGTTTCTCTTGCGCCGTGTCGGGGGCATCTACGCCCAACGCCTTGAGTCGCGCCTGAAGATCGGCAATCTCCTTCGCCTTGCTTTCCTTTTCCTTGTTGGCTATCCGGTCCGCTTCAGCCGCTTCTTTTTCCTTGCGGGCCTTCTCGATCTTTTTCAGAGAATCCTTGAACGCCTTTGCCATGTCCTTGAAATAGGTGACAAGGAATAGTTTTTTATCCGATACGAAAGGGCCGTCCTTCCGATCATAGACAACCCCGATGTTCTGCCCCAACACAAGGGGCCGCTTGAACTTGTCCACGACCGCGATCTGTTCCACGACCGCCCCGGAGATTTCGACTTCGACCATCTCCCTGATTGATTCAGGCGGTGTATTGGGGTCAACCTCTATAAGTAATCTATCCAACTGGTTAATTGATACTATCATCCTATTTCCTCCTTTTATTGGGACTCTCTTTTATGCGCTGTTTCAGGAGTGCTCTCCTGGTTCCAGCCTCATCATCTTCGGTAACTCCTTCCTCTTCCACGTATCCCATTTCAGCTAAGAGTTCATCCAGGTCAACCGTGTTCTCCGCTAGGGCATCCCAGGGGTCCACCTCTACTGGCCCTGGTTCAACTTCCAGTTCGATCGGGATTTGAATCCCCGGCAACAGTGCTGTACCCACCTTGTACTTGCCCCTTGGTGTCATCACAGCGTCTTTATCCAGGAACGGCCTATTTCGGCAATACGGGCAGGACGTATGCTCCCACTCCAGGGATAGGGGCATACCCGGAACGATCCTGAACGGGTGGGGATACCCCTTGGTGATTGGCTCGAACATATCGGCCTTCAGGGGCGCGCTGAGGTTCTCCGGCTTGAATCGGCCTATATCTTGGCGGCATATCTCGCACCTCAAAATCCCATACTCCATAGGAACGGGGATCTGAACCCATCCGATGTTAGCTATTTGCTGTTGCGCCATGCCTACTCCTTCCCTTGCCCTATCGGTTTATACCCGGATATGTCGTTGTCCTCTCGCTCCCGCTGGTCGTCAAAATAATCGTTGAGGTCATCCGGGACCGCAGCCGCCGGCGGGCTTGCCGGGGTGTGTTCAGTGGGCTGTATCCAGGTCAACCGGCCAATTTTGACGCCTATCAGGACACATGCCAGCGTCCAGAAGCTACCTATTGATAGCACACTTATCGCATCATACGACATCTAACTATCTCCTTAACGACATCTTGCCGAGACTCACGTAGTCCACGGTGTAGCTGTCTTCCTCAGTTTCCTGCTCCTCCATCACGTCATAGAACCCTTCCTCTTCGTCTCGTTCCGGCATCCGGGCCAATCGGATCAGCCGCCTGTCTGTGGCTGTGGCGTTGCTCGTTACAGTGATCAGTTTGGGGCTGCCACCCATAGAGAGACCGCACTGGATTGTTACGCCTGCGGCCATAACGCAATCCCCCAGGTGCCCACCCTCCGGGCCGAGTCGTTTGGTGCCATCATACTGAGTCCATGTCCCGGCCTCATCCAGAAGGACAGAGCAGTGTATCGTCCCCTTGGTTGTCGCCAGCCAGTTACGGAGTGCCTCGGAGAGGTCGTACTTGGCTTGTTGACTCTCGTGCCATCCCAGTTGTGAGGTGATGTGGTCGCCTAACTTGCCGACAATCTGCTTTTGGTACTGCGTGGCGCCCATCTCCTCCAGTATCCCCACGGTTGTCTGTCCCGCGCCGGTCCTCTCTACCGCTATCGGGGCATTATCCCACGTCACTATCCCGGTGTCGTGGCTGATGTAGAGGGCGTTTCGATACCACTGGGCCAGCCAATACAGGACAGGGGCTAGATTATGGGCCGGTATCCGATTCCCCCGGAGCCGCGCCACAAACTCTTCAGTCACGCGATCCAGGACGTAGGCGACTGAGTACGACTGACCTAAACCCTCGGACACGTCAGCCCCTACACAATACCGATCTGTCCAGTATCGCCCGGGTAGATAATCTGCATGCAGCCAATACGGGGGTCGCCATACCGTGAGGAGGGACGCCTGTTGACCGGGGCCATCCACCTGGAACCGGGGCACTTCGCCCTGCTTTTCGGACGCTATCAGCGAGCCGACTTGGCCGGTTAATGTCGGGGCAGAGTGCCGAGTGAGGGCAACACCGAAGTACGAACCCCCTAAAATCTGAAGGGCCTCCGCCTCGGTCTCCGGGTAGTGGAATGAAAAATCCTCCACGCCCATGCCGCCGCGATACTGCTCCGCCCGAAATCGGGTGATAGTGCCGTAAATAGGGTCATCAACGGGTTCCCGTGACCTCTCTGGATGTGCCCACCATGGCAGGAAAATAGGGGTGAAATCGTTTGTCCCGGAAATCGCGCCTTGGAATATTGACCGCACCCAGGACCATCCGGGACGATTTTTGATTGAGTTGGCGATTACGATAATCTGGCCGTGTGCTGCATCAATACCCGGCTTCGAGGCGGAATACAGACTCCCTACATCTGCGGACTCATGGGCTTCGTCGATCACGAGAATGGTGGGGGTTTTGGACTGCGCGCCAGCTGAGGTTGTAGGGAGACTTTTGATTATGCTGTTGACCGGGTGGCCCTGCTCGTCTCGGTGGACAAACTCCAACTCCTCAGTTGTCTCCCTGGCCACAGCAGGGATGAGCCATTGTGGGAGCCGGGCCTTAATGAATTTCACACGCGCCAAAAACTCTCGTGCCGTATCTTCCTTGCTGGACACGATCACGATCAACTGCAGCGGCCTGGTAATAGCGGCCCATAGGCAATAGGCAGCCACGATCCAGGTAAGGCCGAGCTGTCTGGCTTTGAGAATTACCGTCCTGA